AGGACCTGTCTGACCAACATCACCTGTTAATGGTGTAGGTGTTGTCCATGTTGTAATATTAATACTACCAGGCTCGGTTTTACCCATAGAACACCAAACTTTCTTACCTGTAGCTATAACAGCTAATGGTGTAGTTCGCCATGTATCAGTTTCACCCTCACTGTTCCACGTTCCGAATGTAGTATCATTTATTGTATGCGTTCCAGCTGGTGCAGGAACACTTGTTTTATTCACACTTGCTTGAGTAAATGCAAACTCAAGACTTCCACCCTCTGCACCTTCGAGTGTTCGACCAGTATCTTCCCATGAAAGTACACCAGCATTGTTTACTTTTTTCCAGACCGATTCACTAGCACTAGTATCTAAATAATGGTCATCTACTCTTCCTATTCCAGAGAATGCGTTGTTATTAGGATTACCTACACCATCATACCAACTAGTTCCTGCCATTTCTTGAACTAGTACTTCCCATAATTGTGTGTCTCTCTGATAAGTCCATATTGTCTCTGTTACACCATTACTAGCTTTCTGAACATAAAAGTCACCATCAGTAACAGGTCTAGTAAAAGTATGGCTATTAGGATCATCTGTATGAGATAGATGCCATACAGATGATCCTGTAGTACTTACCTCACTAAAAAACCAAGTTCCACCACCATCACCAGATGTATCGCCATTGTCTTTATAAGCTGTTATTGAATAAGTATAATAACCTTCTGCAGTTGTTGGTAGAAGTGGATCTTTCTGCCAACCTTCATAATAATCACCAGTACTATTATTTGTCTCTACATTTTTAGGACTTGGGTTGCCGTCACCTGATACTACATTAGCTAGTTTGGTTGGTACGGCTTCACTAGCTAATTGTGCTTCAGACCAGTACAATGTCATTGACTGATCCCCATCGTTACCTCTTAGACTCTGAATACTCTGAACCCAAGTTATTGTAGGAGGATTTGTAGTCTCATCAACATTAAGTGTATAAGCAGATTCTTCCTCTGGCTGAGTTCGTATATACATAGAACCATTAACATAATCTAATCGTTCTGCTGTGTTTGATACAGTACATGCTATAGGTTCACTCTGGCCCTGTGCATTTAACGAATCAGCACAAATACCATATGTAGCTATATCACCAACTGTAGGGTCTGCATGACCGTAAAACCATCTTTCGGAGTCTCCTACTTTCCCTGCCAAGTCAATAGAATTTCCATAAGCTAGGAAATTCTTACCAAATGCATACCATGTATTAGGATCTGTACCTGGTACTGTTCCTATACTACTAGTTAAAGCTACATAAGCTGTACTATTATGGGATACACTATCACCTGTTTTATATGATTCAGTAGAGGAGTACACATCACATGCAGAGGCATCTACTGAATTTGTAATAGAGTCCCATACAGCCTTTCCAGGTAATGAAGTCCCTCTATGATATGATATGTTTGTACCTAATATAATATATTCAGATGGATTATATGCAGGCATTTCAGTCACCCACACATCATCTGACCCAACAGAACTGTTACCCGCATTAGGAGTATCTATTATAGGAAGTGGATTTGGCTCTGATGGTGTTCTTGTCTGAGTTAACCGCCTTGCTGTAAGTAACTCTGCATTAGCAGCCGCAACTGCTAAATCGGAATTAGCACTACTGGCCTGACCTTCGGTTGATGGTAAATGCCAAGTACGATAAATCCAGTCATATTCTTTACCTTTTATGTCCATTTCCCATAAGGATACTGCGTTAGTTAAAGTAGCATCAACAGCATCTACTAGAAACTCCCAAATTTCACCATTTAGTGAGTCGACATACTGATCACCTCTTCTTACAATTGTACCCACTAGTGTTGATGGTGCGGTAAAACTATATCGTTGAGTTCCATCTGGGTTTAAATCACCTACTAATTGAATTGTAGGAGCGTTTACACCACTATAGAATTTAGACCCATCATCACCGGCAGGACCTTGATTACCTACTACCTCTGCAGATATATCCCAAGATGCTGTGGGAATAATCCGAGAATAGACACCTGACTTACCACTTACTGTAACCTCAGTCCAGTTAGCGGATAATATACTTGGATTCTCATATTGCTCTATAGCACGATCATCTCTATCATGAGTAGTAGCTTGTATACATTCATAAGTTCTTCCGTAATATACAACATATCTACCAATAGAGTAAGATTCCCAAACACTCCAAGCTTTAGGATAAATTGCATTACTTGTTGCTTTATAGTGTGGGTCATCGTCCACCCAAAGACTACCAGAATTGTCAGTAGAAAATGTATTATCACTATTTAAATTATTCCGTGATGATATAAACCAGTTTCCTGCTGTAGGAATGTCATGTATTATATTAGTATCAACGGAATTACCGTTAGTATCTATTTCACTAAACTCATAGAATGTATTTGGTGAAACAATTGTTGGTTCAGCTGCGCCTAATAATGTACGAGTCCAAAGTGAAATTTCTTTAATAGTTTGCCCTTCAACACCATCAACTCCATTATAACCATTTTCGGTATGCTTAGCATCTGGGAATATATTGTCAGGAAACCAAGCCAACGTTGTGTCAACATTATCAGTTTCTTTGATAATAGAAGATGCTGATGATTCAATAACATATAAGTTATGATCATGCGATTTGGCATCTGTTGATGTCAGCATCTGGGAATACCAAGATCCAGTCTCGTCAATTATATCTTTAGGAGATCCTAAATAATACCCAATGTATTTTGGATCAATTCCAGTGAAATCTCCACCTGCATCAATTCTAGCTTGAGTAATTAGTCTATTTTCATTTGTTGCTATAGAATAATCACTACTAGGTAATCCACCAGCTCTAGCAGTAGCATCAAAATCAGCTGCTGAATAAAATGTAGATGCGCTACCGTGACCTGTTGTAGGTGCTTCCAGTCTAACTAAGTCTTTAGGAGTTTGTGGCCATCTATGCCATACAGTACCACCTGCAGTATAACTAAATTCTAACTGGTCAGTATCGAAATTAAATCGTACTGGAAGTGGTGTTGAACCTACACCGTTAATAGGATGTACCTCAACTCCAGCTTCAACGTCTGTTAATCTTTTATATAACCTTAATATCTGAAAGTTTGTTGAGTTTTCACCATCAGTACCAGATCTTAATACCATGCCCCAGTCTATTGCAGTACCTGTTGCTGTACCATCATCTGTATGATATGCAGTACCTGTTGGACCCTCAGCAGAAAAGTTTACAGTAGCATAAAACAAAACACCCTGATCTCTGTCGTTTTCATATGTTGTAGTTCCACCTGGTAGAGTAGCGTCCTTATAATTTGTTACCCATTCTCGACCAGCGGCATCACCAGCACCAGCCGCAATACCAGTTAATGCACCCTCACCAGTAAAAGTATACACTCCTCCTATAGGAGAACTGGGAGTAGTATTTTTATCAGGTGATAATGTATAGACGTTTATTCTAGCACTTGACTTACCATCATTACCATCACCTGCCAAGTCTTGTCTTACAGGAGAAGACCAATCAGGGATATTATACAATTTAGTACCTATCGAAACATTTGCACCGCCAATTTCTACTTCTACTAGATTCCAACAACTACCATTTAAACCATTACCAACAGGTTGTAATTCTGTAAAATTATAACCATTAATAGAAATTCTATAATTATTGTAAAATGAGGTATAAAAGCCTGGTGTAATTCCTGGATCTGATGAATATACTAAACTAGTATCCTCAGTATAGTCAGGTGGTATCGCTGCATAATTAGAGGAGATATCTAAAGTTAATTGAGTACCGGCAACAGGATCTAATGTATATTCATAAGTATTATTATTAAATATTACTCTATCACCAAGTTGGTATTCTTTACTTTGGTTATAAGTATGAAGAGATTCAATTATAGTAGTGGAAACCCAAAGTTTTTCCAGAGTTATTTCGGCAGGGTCAGAACTTAAAGGTAAAGGAGTTGTTGTAGACCATTCTGTAGGTGGTGTAAATGCTGAAGGTCCGGAACCTAGTAAATCAAATATAGATCCGTTATTAGTATCAGGTATATTAGGAGGTGTTGCTTGGTTATGTTCTGTTCTATAATATACTTGAAGAGCCATCCTAAAAATTCCATCATCGGCATCCATACCTTGAACACCATTAATACCTGTAGTTCCTGTAGGTCCTACAACAATATCTTGGAAGAATGCATCAATATCAGTATTACCATTAGCGTCACCACCATTCTGCTGCCAATAAGCATATAGACTATCTATACCTTCAACGGAATCAAATATACCAGAAAACCCATTAGCAGATCCACCAGATCCAGATCCACCAATAACAGTAAATGTTAAATGGTTTTGAGCTGCGTTATAAACAATATCAATACCATTTTCGGTTGATGACCCGATCATAGCACCTACTATATCCTTTATCCGGTTTTCATCAATATTATTACTTTGTAGTTTTAATAATTCGTCAACAATAGTAGATTCTAATGTTACTGTAATTTTGTCCGTATCACCTATAGCGGCAGCTAATTGATTACTTTTAGTCTTCCATTCTTTAAAAGTATCCCAATCATTAATAACTATATGGTTATTATTCATTTATTACTCTCCAATATTGTTTTTATTTGCCTTTTTAATAGGTCAACTTCTTTTTTAAGTTTATATACTTCAGTCTGTAACTTCAACTGGTTTTTATATTTATCTACTTTATTGTTATTCTTTAGTATGATAGCACCGGAATTATCCCGAATATAATCATTATGACCTTCTATTCTCATACGCCAGCAATAGCTCTAAAGTTTCTTATAAATGGTATAATATGTTGTTTTGTAGAAAACATTTCTATCTTAATCCTAAAAACAGTAAATTCTTGTATTTCACCACTTTCTAAGTGTGCTTCATCTAATGTATTATTATTATCTAAAGTACCTTCTGGAAAGTCAACTATATCAACCCAATCCCCATTTCTTTTATATTGATATTTTACCTTAATAGTACATTCAGTAGGACAATGGTAATCTAAAAATACATCTATATTATTTGATGCGTTTGCTAATACTATAGGTTTAGTAATATAAGATGCTAAAACCTCAGTATCATCTATAACAGGATTTATAGTAATATAAGACATTCTATCTAAATCAACAATAGGTGATACTAAATCATTATCACTATATAATGAACCTGTTATTTTACTTACCTTAGGAGTTATACTAGTATCTTTGTTTGAAGATACAGTTAATACGTTATTAGTATCTGTATGGGTAACATTAGCATCTATATTTAAATATGCTGTTCCACTATTACTATTAAGTGCATGCTCAGAAACCCAATCTATACTAGTACCATTAGGCTCTATCTGAGCAACACCGAAATAGAATTCTGAGTAGGGTATAGAATATGTAGATAACACATTATTTCCACCTACTTGCATTGTTCCCCATTGGGTAGGTGTATTAACTGATGTATTAGTATTAACTGACCGAAGCCCTGAATCTAATTCTATATAATATTCATTAATAGAATTAACACCTTTTATTACATGGGTTGTGTTTAGTAATGATGGTGCAAACCCAGATATAGTATCTGATACATTTAAAGATATAATACCATCAAGTTTTACATTATCATCAACTTTAAATCCATGATTATCCTGTTGTACAAATACTTTAGTAATATTACTGTTAGCAACATTTGCTACAGATTGAACAGTAATTGGATTATTTTTTAATCTAATATATTCAGGAATATCAGAGATAAGTTTAACTGTACCATTAGAGGTAGTGTCAAATACTGCACGTGATATTGAGAATGGAATATCTGACTCCGAATCAGGTTCCCATGTTGAAGCATTTTGTGATTTAAACATCACCCCTGTATGTAACTGACTTGCTGATATTTCATTAGTAAAGAATGAAGGTTCACCTATTCTATGATACCATATTTCGTAGTTATCTGTATTAGCTATCAATACAAAACAATATTCTACACCTGGTGCTAAATGAACTAATGAATCGAACTTAAATTCAGTGGCCATTTCTAGACCTGTAGCATATTTCTCTTCTTCAGTCAAGTTACCCCAACCTGATGTTTTATGTGTAATCTCAGTTACTTGATCTGGTGTCAACTCAACTCTAGAAAAAGGAAGAACCTGTTGTGTAGGTATACCGTTTTGCATTTCCCTTATTTCTAAGGTAACTGGTATATTCATATCCTTTCTTTTAAAATATACTGATATAGAAGTTGCAAATAAACCTTCTGGGTATTCAGCTCTTTTAAGAACAAATGACTGTGCTAAAGGATCTCTGTGTCTAACATCCATTGTTACATGATCACGCTCACCTGTTACTTCTGATGATGTGATAATAGGTAACCTTGTAGATAATGATGTATTTTCTACATTCTCTATTAAACCTGTTGCAGAATAATCAGCTGAAGCTGTAGTAGTTTCTAGATGTCTATGACCTGTGTCTGATAATCTAAAAGTTTTAGTTCCTGTATTAAACTTAATAATATCATTATTAGGTAACCAAAAAGAACCTGTTATAGCACCTGCATCATCAGACATTAGTTCATTAACACCTGCAGGATGTGTCCCTGCACCTATATAAGGAATTGATGCCCAATTTGCACCATAGTTCTCTACCATTAAATCAGCAGGGTAATCACCAGTTGCATTATGATCAATAAATACTGATTCACTTCTACAATAATGTGTTACATTAATATTATCAAAAAATGCAAATAATTTAGTATTAGGTTTTAAACCAGTTGCTTTAAATGATATTAAACGCGCTCTCATGAATGGAGCTAAATCAACAGATACTACTCTATCACCCATATCTGTAACTTCATTCGTTTCAGTTAAGACATTTGAGATACCCGATCGGGTCTGATCCTGGTGTGTAAATCTAGTAAGAGTATTTCCTATCCATTCAGGTACAGCATTTCTATCTTCGGCAGATCCTGATACACCTGTCCAATGTGTTTCCCATTCATTCCATACAGTACCTATAGAACTTTGATCTATTAAAGGTAGCATAGCGTCATATAAACTATTTTGTGTAAACACAACATCAGGTTTACGGTTTGTATCTTTCCAGTCATCAGTAGCTGGTGATATGGTTACATTGCCAGTAAAATCAAATACATTAAATGGATTTACATTAATAAAGTTAGTAGCATTTAATACTGAAACAGAAACTTCTCGTGTAGATTCATAGTCTAATGTTAAAATATCTCCAGTTTTTCTAATATTAAGATCTGACTCAGGAGGTAGTGGGTTTTCTATAAGATTTGTAAAACCCGGGAAATCTTCCCATTTAAAAGGTATATTACCTTCTATAAATCTAGGACCTAGTGCATTCATTTCTGGCCAGACAGAGCATTTATAATCTGGATTAGTTGTATCACCACGGCCGTGTGTTGTAAAATCATCTACAATAAATCCAGCTTTAAGTCTATTACCTATATTATCAGACATTGCTTGATTTTCTAATAACGACAATGAAGTGTAGTATTCTAACCGATCTACTCTAGACTCAATCTTACCTACATCACGCATTGTATAACGTTTGTTATTTATTCGTTTAATATCAATAAGAGATGCATCTAATGAATTAGCAGGTATTGTTAATTCATATAATTTAATTGTGTTTTTAGGAACTTTTCTGGCAACAGGTTTACTTGAAGGTGTACCTTTAATTACAGAAAAAACACCGGATGTGTCTAAAACAATACTATCTTTTCTACCAAAAGCTACTGCAGTATTCACTTCTAATACAGATTTAGGCTCTAGAGAAATTGTAGAAGTAGAAGTGCTATTCAGTGCATTTGGTGACTCCCTTCTAAAATCAACTATATTACCTACTGATATTTCTTTTCCATATTTTTCTGAATAGTATGTAGGTAATTTGGAATTATCTGTAATATCCTGATAAGATTCTCGTGTAAAGAAATCACTAGATCCTGAGTGCTTAAAGTATCTTAAATTTACAGTTAGTTGGTCGGGTAGACTACTACTAGAACTAGGGTTTAAATTTAATAATGACGGTTTATAATAATCATCAGTATAACCTCTATCTAAAATAAACTGTGATTTATAGTCTGTAGTATCTTCAGGATCATCACCATTTACAACAGATAGTATATCATAAACATCATACTTACCTAGGTTTCCAGTTGCAGCACTAAAACTAACAACAGAAGCTTCAGTTAGTGTCTTAATTTTAGGATTTCTTTTATCAGCTGTCTCATTTACGGCAGCAGACGTAAATACAGTATCACCTTCTAAAAGATTTGTATTATTAACTATTACTGTATTTGCCCCAGATCCTGACCCATTAACCGGACTTGGTATATTAGTTGCAGATAATATATAAGTACCTACTAGTTTTGTGTTATCTAGTGTATAACCAACTGGTACATCTAAAATAATAGTCGCTGCAGTACCATCGATACTATCAACTGTACCTTGCATAGCTGCCATGACAGAATAATTAACTTGACCTGTTTTAGCTTCTGTAGAGTCTTCAGAAGTTGTACTTAATAAAGAGATTCCATTCTCTTTTATTTCATATATATTACCCGTTAATGCAGCTGTATCTATTTTAGAATAGCCTCCCACAGCAACATTAGCGTTAAAAATAACTTCGTTGGTTTCATTCTCTTGTCTGATTTGTAAACTATCTTTAAATTCATGTGGTATTGTATAGTTAGGCTCAAACACAAACTCTTTTATGTTTAGATTTAAATCAGCAGTATTACTAGGTATACTTGTTATAGAGATAATTCTAAATTGCCCTACTACTGTAACCACATCATTATTAGTATAATATAATTCTAGTTTCTTTTCTGGTATATAATATCCAGTCAAATCTGATGTTACTGTAACAAAAGGACTTTGACCAACAGATACTGTTGTATTTAAAACTTCAGATTTTGTAGCTACTGGAATATCAAGAGGAATATCTGCAATAGTTTCTATCTCATATCCTTGTACATAAGCTTTAGATTTCCCTAACATTGTAGGAAAATTAGCACCATCCGATGAATTAGATATATTTAATGTAAAAGGTTTAATAGTATAATTACCAGATTCATCTGCAGTTCTTCTAGCAAGTTCATCCGCTAAGATATTATAAGAAGTACGATCTACTTTCTTAATTACATTATTATCAGAGATTCTTAATAATTCTATAAAGTTAGTATCCGATCTATTACCAGATAAAACAGAAATTAGCTCTGTTTTAATCTTTAATCTATCAGCACCTGATGCTCTAGCATTATTAGTACCTAGAGCAGTATCTCCTAATGTATGATCATCTGTAATATCTATAACTTCTTCAGTGACTTTTAAACCTACTGAATAATTATTCTCTTTACCTTCAACATTAGTTATAGTAGAATGAGAAGGAACAACAACAAACATTTTATTAATATAAAAAATACCTGATGTAATCGATGTTCTTGCTGCTTTATATATAACACCATTTTCTTGGTTATTACTTACTATAGTAATACCCTTAAACTGAGGTTTAAATCCTATTATTTCATCAGCTTGGAATAAAGATGTTTCTCTTTCTGGATTAGAAGATGTATAGGTTATATAAAGTCTATAATTATCACCAACAGCTAAAACATCATGAACTTTAGCCTTTAAAGGTGATTGTATAACATCGTTAGGATTTACTGGTGTTTCGTATATAACTTCATTTATTAAATTTTTAGCATCAGAGATAGGATTTAATGAACTTCCTGTTGTGTCTAATGTAACCGTAATATAATCTAACTGATTGTTATGAGTTATATGGCCAGGTAATACTAACGAACCCTCTTTAAAGAAGTGACTACCTACATGAGATAGTTGGTTCTGTAGTAATGATTGTATTTGTGTTAATTCCCTAGCTTGAACCGCACTTCCTGGTTTAAATAAAATACGCTGGAATTTTTCTGCAGGTGTTAACCCATCAATACCTGGTATATGGATATCGTCATAATAAGGAGCTGATGCACCTTTATAGCTATTATTTGCCATTATCTATATTCCTATAGTTCTATTACTAGTTTAATATTCTCTATCTGGTCATGGACCCTATTAACTCTATGTCTTTTCTCAAAATATATAACATCACCTGTAAATTTATCAATATTATCAGGATTATGTAGACTATCTACTGTTCCTAAACTATTACCATTCGAATCCATAAGTGAAGATCCTGAGTCAAAAGATATATATCCGGTTTCATCTGATTGGTGATAATATACAGTTGTAACATCACCCAAAACAGTTGTATGATCTATATAAGCTTCTGCTGTTAGTGTATTACCTGTACCTACTGCCATACTAATATTATTAGTTGCATTAGATGATAAAGCATTCATACTGGTAATTTTAAGTGACTGTAATGGATTAATAACAGTATTAGCTGTTACACCTTCGACACCAGAAATAATACCAATTTCATGAAACATTCTAGGTGCATCTGCAAATTCAGTTAAGTCGAACTGACAATTAACACCTAAATTATTAGAACCAAGAACAGCACGTGCTGATTTACCAAAACCACCTGGTGGTGGTAATATAGCATTTGCAGTAGCTTGTTCCTCTAATGTAATACTGTCATAGCTTATAACAATATTAACTTCCCTCCAACGACCTATATTATTCGCTATACTGGTAGCATCTGAGTTTAAATCAACTTCTGTAGGATTTTCAGGTAATATATTAATAGACTTTATATATTCTCTATTAATGTTAGGACCAGATGAATATGCTTCCATAGTAATCTGAGCTGCAGGTATTTCTATTCCTTTATCTACAGCACCATCACCATATAAATGTACTGTTGGTGTATTGCCTGCTGTATATACACCACCATTAGTAACTTCTATAGAATATATTTTACCGTCAACTGCAGAGTTCTCAACATTAAATTGGTCTTGATCTCTAGTATTTCCTATGTCAGATCCTATAGGAGTAGGTATATATTTAGAAGTAGTGAATTTAGTATTTAGATCTGAATCGATTTCATATAAGAACTTCCATATATAACCGTCTGCCGTCTCTACTACTTTAGTAAGATCATTACCGACAAGTGGTGCAGATGTTGAATCTTGATAAACAATAGAAGTTACATCTGATGTAGTAGGGTCTATTACTACACTTTCAATAGGTGCATACAGACATACAAATACCTTTCTATCATATACTACATTATCAGTAACATCTGATTCTGTGAATGTAGAAAGAGTTGAATTGTCCTCATATGAACTCCATGGCTTATATGGTTTACCTGACTCCCAAATATTCCTTCTAGAACATAATTCCATATCTGAATTTTCAATTTTCTTTAAAATGCCCATATTACTATGAGCCTTATAGAAAGTATTCTTAAAGATATCCTCATTAGGAGGGATAAGAGTATTATCAATAGCTGTTACCTCATCAATATCTTCGTTAGGCCATGATTGGCTCCGGCCTAAGAACATATAATAATCCGAACTATTACCTATATCCTGTTTAATAAACTGAGCCGCGTTTATTCTAAATTGAGATGTTATTATTGCTGTCATAATGGGTATACCTTATAATCTTTAATGTTTGTGTTTTATTTATTTATATAAATTTAGGGTAAAGTTTCTAACTCAGCTTCTATATTACCTGGTACCCTATAATAGATAGTGTCGTTGATTGTATAATTATCCCAGGAACTAGAAGTAGTAATTAATGAATGCTTTATATTATCTAACCAAGCTCTCATACCTAATGGTCTTTCTACGTCATATAAAATCAACATCTTTCTTACAGAATTATCTACTACTCTAGACGTAGATATTATTGGTTGTATATCACCTATTAATTCTAATATGTAAGACGAACATACATATGATTTTAGTTCTTCTAGGCATGTATTATCACAAGTTTCACAATCTGTTGTATCGTTAGCTTTAAATAGACGGTTGGATCCATTTAATATTGTAGAAAGTATCATCTCAGAAAACATTACATAACCTAGTGGGTGTGTCCCTTTATTATATACACCACCCCATATATCTTGAGATATTTTAGTGTTAGATATAACATAAGAATACAATTGATAAAACTTTGAGTCATGTATTTTTATACTAGAATTACTTAATAAACCATTATCAGATTTACTTGGTGAGGGTATTAATAAGTGTTCTTTAGGAAACTTAACCTCAACTTCAGGTGACTGGTAAAATATCTTAAAGAAAAGTTTTATAGAATCTACGGACCCTGCTGTGTTGTATAGTTTATTTAGATCTTTATATAATAATCGACTATCACCTTTATATAGGGATGGTATTTTAGAACCAAAAATATTTTTATAATGATCCTCAATACTGTTAGACGTATCTATATCATTATTCTCAATTATTCGTAAATAATCAATTATACTCTCATGCTGCTCTAAAAACTTAATATAACCATCTAAGAAATCTATATACTGTTTGTTATTAACTGATAGATGATCTGGTATTATTTCAGATACAGCTGTTGTTTTTACTGGTCGAGTATACATAAGTTGTTCTATAAGTTAGCAATAGGGGATATAGTTATGTCTGTCTCTTCTATATTTAATATATTATTAAATTTAGGGTATATAGAATTTGAATAAGGTGTAGCTTTAAATGTAATGTTATTCACTGCAAAAGTATTAATCAAATCTTCTAATGTAGAACTATAATTATCTATATTTAATTGTCCATTATATGAGTCAACATATCCTACATTAGCTTGTACAACATCGTTAGTTTTATTTGATATAATATCTATCATGCGCCGCTTATTATAATTATCATATCTGTCTTTAAAAATACAATTAGTATTGTTATAGTTGAATTCAGTTGATGTCATGACAGATACATTATTAGCAGAATCATTTAACTTTTCTGCAAAATTAACTTTAAATGACCATACCTGTGGTCTTGTATTCTCCTTTGCATTCCATTCTGCATTAAACCCAGTTGTATCTTTTAATACCATATTATATATAGTGTCACGTTGAATAGTATCAATAATATTAATAGTTTTTGACATTATTACATCTACAGAGGAATCTAGTACATTAGGACTAATAGAGTCAATTATGGATAATAAATTAGATTTTCTAAAAACACCAGCGAATGATAATAAGATATTATTATTATAATTTATTATTTCCTCTTTAATATTTCCAGAGATCTTTGCTATGTTATTAACTTCTTTATTATCATAAGTATATTTTACATCTAGAATAAGATCGATCTTTTCGTGGTCTCTAATCTTAGCATTAATTCCTAATACATTCTTTGAAGAAATAGTATTTAATATGGTATTTTTTTGAGTTAAGTCAAGATATTCATCAGAATCAGATATAGCTGATATATATACAATTCCTGGTGTTGATGGTATTTCAGTTTCTCCACCCCAAACATTAATTGATTTAAGACCAGGTGATGTTGAATTAATTAATGCTTTATAATCATCAGCAGCCACTGCTCTATTCTGTGCTGCATAACTTAAAGGTGAGTTGAACTTAATAGACTTTATAGCCTCTTTAGGTTCTCCTGACTTTGTTTGCATATTCTCCATATTAATAGTATGAATACCATTGGTATCTATTATAGTTGATATATTATTACCATCTCTAGGATCGTCAATAGTACCTGCTATATATGATAATGTAACAATATCATTATTCTCTAAACTTTTACCTATTATACCATCACCAAAATAAACAGAAAACAATCCATTCTTATTTTCTTGGGTCCAATATATATTATCTTCTGTTAAAATCTCGGATATTTCTGAAATATGTTTATAGGTATTAGTAGTTACACCAGAAGTTATATTAGGTCGTTCTACTGATACTACAAGTGTATCTGTATTAGCATTTTTATGTGTAAGATACATAATACCAGTATCACTATTATTATACCTGTACTGATCTTGAAGATATACACCTTGAACTAATTCTACTTTATCAAATTCATTACCTGATGCCGGTACGTCAGACTTTACTATAAACGGGTAATCCTCACCATCGACTGTTATACTAGAAAATTCACTACCTCTTTCCATATAGTCTGTATTAGCAGGTGTAATCTTAACTGTAGCCCTAGAGGATCTATATGATCTTGGAGTATATCCTAGTAATTTAGCATGTGATACAGCTGAACTTCTTAATTGTGATGTATCTAAGAAGGATTCATTTACAGCCATATTAGCATTAAATGCATTATAGTGTGTAGTATATGCCAATACATCTAGTACTGAATTAATAACAGATCCTTCAAAATTATAGTCTTTTAATTTATCTTGGGATTTAAGATATTCTTTTAATTCTGACTTAATAGAATGAAAGTCTAATTTATTGGTGTTAGGTGTAATAGCCATATACTAATCTCGTTTTTTTATTTCTGATTTAAATTGGGAAACTACTTTATTAATAATTTCTGGCTTGATAGCTCTAATCGTTGATTTTGATTCGTTTTCATCTACTAATACATCTATATTAGAAACTGGTATTGCCGATGAAGCTAATGATGTATATAATATAGGTAAATCTAAATCATTGTCATCCACATAATGATGTGGCATATTATACGACTTCTTAGATGTACCTATAGTAGTGAATGTAATAGTATTATCATCTAGAAAAGTCATCGTAAGATCATTAGATATAGTAGGTGAATCTAATAATGGTTCTAATTGTATCCATAATGATGTGGCATGAATACCTATTACTTTATATGTGTGATCATTATTAACTTTCTTAATAACTCTATCGATAGAAAACTTAGACAAGTCATCTTCATGTATGGAGATGCCTACACCAGGATATTTAATTGGAGCAGCATCATATACAGCTTTTAATGATTTAGGCCAATCTGTATATAAATTTTTGAGATGTTTATTTATTAAAAAGAATGTCCAATAATGTGTATCTGTTCCATATAATACAGTAGACATATTATCAGGTCTATACCCATCAGGTATTGTTATCTCAGAATAAAAATCAATATCATCCCCTTTTAATAAATCAATATCTACATAACTTGTAAGATTGGTCATATTATAATTAACACCATCTATATTATATGATGTCTGTGGAAAATCTGAAAAATAACCTTTCATTATCGTATACGCTCTACTATGAATTCTACTGTTGTTTCTACTTCCACCGGTGACAATATTATCATATCTATTGAAATAGTTAATGCATTAGCATCTATTCGTGTATCATCTACATCTATATTAGTTACTTGAATGCGTGGTTCATAATTAGTTAAGGTGGATAATATTCTTGCTTTAATAGCAGCTGATGTTATAGAATCCCATAACTCAAATAAATAACTTCTTAGATTACCACCATAAAGATCATCAAATACTTTCTCACCTTTATTAGTCATTAAGATATTCATTACAGATTGTTTTACTGCAGCAACATCTGTCTGTAGAACAATATCAGATGTCATAGGGGATTCTCTAAATCTTATGTCTAGATCTGTATAATGAAAATTTCTGGAATTGATACTTGTATTCATAATAGTATTTATACTGGTTTATCTACTTTGTTATTAAAGGTTGCTGTTTTTCCCAAAGAGCTAAGGCAACATTATATCTGTCCTCTGCATTTTTATTGATCATTTTTGCAAGACCTTTCTTCTCCCTATACATAGTCATCATTTCAGACTCATATTCAGAAACATCCATACTTTCTGAACGTGGGTATCGAGCCTTTAATTCATCTAGAGTAATCGTAAGAAGTTCTGGTTTTTCAGGTTTTTCCATTGGTGCTCTTTTAGAAGCTGGTGCCGTACCCATTCTTGCTAACTTAATAGTAGCATCATCTGTAGCATTTTTAACTTGTGTTGCTATAGCACCTACACCTGCATCAACGTCAGCACCAAACTCTGTAAGTTTCCCTTTTGCTACTGTTGCCACTTCTGATATCTCTGACTTTAGTTCTCCTAATGCACCATCAATAGGAAACTTAGGCATATTAGGTAATAACTCTATTGCACCATCCACACCTTTTTGTAGATTAGGTATAATAGCACAAGGGTCTATATCCCCACCGTCTAAGGCACTTAATATAGCATCTAAGTCTACACCTGCTTTATCTAGTCCTTCACCCCATGATTCTTTAAATTCTTTTTTCGCAGCTGCTATTTTTTTATTAATTTCTTTTTTAAGATCTTCCGGTATATTACCATCTGCTAAGTCTGATGCATATCCTCCTAGTTTAGATACAAGTGCCATAAGTTCAATAGACATTGGTATCTTAGGTAGTTCAGGTAGAAGGGGATCTGGAAGTGGTGGCATCCAGCCTTCAATCGCAGCTATGGCATCTGCTTTCATCTGCTCTGCAGTAGCTTTAGCATCAGCTATCCCTTGATCCACCATCGCCAATGCTTCATCTTTAGCAGCGTCTAATTCTTTCTGTAATCCACCTAAGAGGGCATCTACATCTATTCCACAAATCATGATTATTTATCCTTGTTTAGATGAATATTACCACCAGAAGTAATTTTAATATCCTCTGTTGCTGTTTCAATAGCCATCCGTTCACCTGACTCAACTTGTAATTTTAAGCCTACTTTCATCGAGGCATTCTCAGCTGTTAATGTTCCAAAATTACCATGAGTAGTTAGGTTATAATTTTTTGTAGTAGCAATATGTGTATGACCCTTTATAGTTTGATCCCAATCACCATTAACAGTATGTTTATGATTCATGAATGTATTAATAGTAGAATCTTCATGTATTGTTAGTATCTCACCTTTAGAGATATTACCTGTACGATTACCTATTATTTCAAAAGCATCATTACCACCACCCTTTTTATCGCCACGAGCACCGATCTTAGTATATCTGTTTTTATGTACTTTAGTAGTCATATCACCTTCAACTTCTAATACATAATCCCCTTTAATAAGTTGTCGAACATTACCGTCTACAGTAAGATCACATGATCCCATAACATATACAGATTTCTTACCTATGGTTATCTCAAACTGATCTCGTACAATCTTTGTTACTTTATCACCTGTAGGATGTATTTCTTCAAATGTACCTGATTTATGATGAGTCATTAGACGTTCACCATCAGGGGAATCATCTACTTCTATTACATGACCAGATTCTGACTCATATACATGATTGAACGGATATTGTGCATAAGTATCAGATTTAGGTTCAGGTTCGTCCCATTTAGCTGGTGGATCAGGTGGTAGGGCTTCAACTGTCTTCATCTCAGGTTTAGTAGCTTTAGGTATATCTGTTACTTTTAATGCTTTACGCTGCATTAATGCTACATGATTTTCTGCATTCTTACCACGCCCTAATCTATTATAATCTGGTTCACCTGCTAAGAAAGGATAGTTATAGAATGGATCTTTAAAACCTTTAGTTTCATCACCATCAGGTTCTTGTTCGAATGCCGTTTCTGCAGGCATTCCCGATACAGTACCGAGTACAATAGGATCTTGCATAAAATCATCATTAAATGCTAGTACAACCCATGACCCTTCTACTAGGAATTGTGTATGACCTAAACCAGATACAGATGGTGATGTTGTTGGAAGCATTACCGTAGCCCAAGGTAATGAGTCAGTTGGTATTTCAGATAAATTAGGTGAATGTTTTCCTAATATACGCACTCTTACACGACCCATTTCTAATGGATCCATTCTATCTTCTACTACACCTAACTCAACTTGCATGCTCAACACCTATAAAATCTCTAATTAATTCAAGTGACATTGAATATGTTGTTTTATCAAAATTATGTGAAATGGCAGATATTAAATATTTGCCGGATGATACCATATCTTCAGGTAGATTTTGAAGAGCTGGTATATTTTGTTGTATTTTAACATCTAAACAATCACCACATTCTATTTCTTTAATAGGATCAACAAGTACAGATAATCGTGCAACATTCATTCTATTAATAAATGATGATCTAGACATTAATGATGTAGTATTGATTGTATTATAGTTAGACATTATCCCATCAGCTTCGAATGATACATTATTTGTTCTAGATACAAAATGTCTAGAGTTAGATAATTCATCTAATGGTTTATCATCTATTTTATATTCTTTAGATATTAATTCATTCTTTATTTTAGCAGAATCTGTATACTTGAAAGTGGTTGTGGAAACAGTTTTATTCGATATATCAATAACAGTAGTATTAGATGCATAGGCTCCTTTAGATAGAATAGAAAGGGTATCGTATGCAGTTTCTTGTTTAATAGATGTTACATGATTTCTATGATCTGCTAATCCCCTAGTAGTTGAACCGTCTTTTCCTGTATTAGACATTAAATGAGAATCATGTATAGTAGCCTTAGTATCTTTAGATATCATTGAATTAAAAGATATTAACTTAGTAGTAGACCCCGAATTTAATGTATCAAATAAGAATAATGGTGATTTCTCAGTATTAAATGCTTTATCTAATATCTTATCAATAGCCTGATAAGGTTTAATAAAAGGGAATACTATATTATAAGATGATGACCCTTTATCATATATTTCTACTTCTTCATTTAAGTAACTTTTATATATTGTTTTAATAATATCAGAAGTAATACCTCTAAAAGATCTTGAAAATGTTTTAGTAGAATTAAGGAATTCTTTTTCTGTTACTAATTTAAATCTTATAGAAGAGATGTTTCTTGCTACTTTTTCTATAGAATATACATCAGTTATACGGAAATTAAGAACACGATCAATATTATCTTTAGTAAATTCTATCTGAACTGTTTCTTGTCCTATTAGAGGCACACGATTAACTAGTCCCGAATCATCATACATAATCATATCACCTCTTAAAAAGAACTGATCAATAGCTTCAAATATAGTAAGTTTTGTTACATTATCTGTAACATCATATATATTAGAGGTATGTGACTTTATTGTAACTTTGAAATTAGAATAACTACCTATTAGGGCATCCATAATCTTTAATAACCTTTTTCAATATGAGATCTATATATTGGCATTAATTCTCTAAAATTTAGTGTCATATCAACTCTTACAGGTTCATCATTTTCTTTAAAAAATGAATTAGAATCCTTATTGTATACAACATTACATGATTGAAGAGCTACTTCTGGCATCTTAGGAAATTCTGCATTAATAAAGTCTATATCAAATACTTCAGGGAAATTCAAAGTAAATGATCCTTTTGCTGGGTACATTGACTTTCGAAAATTTCTTATAATATCTTTAACAACTAAGGACTCTTCTTTAGACTCAGGTATAAAGGCCCATGAAAAAGACCATTCTCTAAGACCTACACCTTTAAATGTAATGAAAGGATTTTCTCGTAATACAACTTGGGTTTTTTTAGTTAATTCGTCTAATCCCCCTGCGATTACAGTACCTGCTAGACCACCTGCGGCTAATCCTACATTTTTAGCTATTACAGCTCCCACGGCTACTTTACCAGCAGGAGTGGAAATAAGTGCAGAACCTCCGTCCATTATGTCCTTAGCACCTGCTTTCAATCCTTCTGTTGATAAATCAAATTTATTATCAGAGTCTAAAATAGATCCTATAACACCACCTGATCTTTCTTCATATTGTATGTTATCATTAAAAGAAACACCAGGAACAACATGAAGAGCTATATGATATCCTAAGTCTTTAATTATACTATCATCAGGTTTACCGTAAGTAGCTTTATGTGAACTAAACATTATAGCAGGAGAAGTAGACTTACCTATATTTAATGGATACCTTAGTATTTTAGGAGCTGTTATAGTCATTGGCTCTAGAACTGCGATTGGCATATATGTTACCTTATAAATATGTTTATTATTACTTATTTATATATTTATAATGAAAACCTACAAGGGTAAATACAAACCTAAAAATCTAAAAAAATATAAAGGTGACTATACCTCAATAACATATAGATCCCTTTGGGAAAGACAAACATTTCGTTGGATTGAAGATCAACCCCATATAGTAGAATGGAACTCAGAAGAAGTTATAATACCTTATAGATGTCAAACAGATGGTAAGATGCATCGTTACTTCATTGATGTATACTTTAAGACTAAAGGTGGTAAGAAATACCTAATAGAGATTAAACCTGATAAACAAACAAGACCACCAACAGGGTCTAGAAGAACTAAACGGTTTATATCTGAGTCATTAACCTATGTAAAGAACCAATGTAAATGGGAGGCTGCTACTAAGTTCGCTGAACAGAATGGTTGTACCTTTGAGATATGGACTGAACATAAACTAGAAGGTCTTGGTATTAAATTACTCAGGTCACAATTACCAAAGACTAAACAACCGAAGAAGAAGTAACTGGTGTACTCACTTTCCGCGGACACTAATAATATTATAACACATATACAAAGAAAAGTCAAGTAAAATATATAAATAAAGATATGGCAGAAAATAAGCAATCATTGTTCGATACATTAGAAAAAGAGGCATTTAGATCAGGTATTCAAGCAAGAACTACGGATTCCTCTAAATGGTTTAGATCTAAAGTACAGGAATTAGGAGCACAAAATCCACAAAAAGTATTAAAGGATTCAGCACTAATACAGAAAAGGGGATTCAGAACAGGATCTATGTATATGTTTTTTTATGATCCTAAGCATCGTAAGACATTACCGTATTATGACGCCTTTCCTTTAATCATTGCAGTAGAGAGAGCTAAAGGTGGATTCTATGGATTGAATCTACATTACTTACCTCCTGTATTAAGGGCTAAGTTTTTAGATAAGTTAATGGAAAATACTAATAATCGAAAGTTTGATGAAACAACAAGGATGAAGATTAATTATCAGATATTAAAGTCTGTTGGTAAATTAAAAGAGTTTGCTCCGTGTTTTAAGCATTATTTAACAGGGCATGTTAATTCAAATATTGCAATGGTAGAAGCACCTGAATGGGAAATAGCAATATTCCTTAAAACAGAATCATTTAAAAAGAAATCAAAATCCCATGTATGGGGTCAATCTAGAAGGGCATACTAATGTTACCAGCTAATGTAGATACATTAAAATCAACTATTAATAGACGTGGTGGTTTAGCAATTGCTAATAAATTTGCCATATATATGAATAATCCTGCAGGCCAGAATATACTTACAGGGGGTGCTGGTGGTATAGGTGCTACTATAGGTTCTCTAGCAACAAAAGGTCTTCAATCATTAGCAACAGGATCTTCTTTTTCTCCTACTGCATTTCTTAATGATCCAAGAGATATGTATCTTCTAGCAGAATCATGCACATTACCAGGCCGATCATTTATGACTTCTGATCGTAGAACCGGTATAAAAACAACTAAAGTAGCATATGGTGTAGATACATCAGCCGTTAAGTTTACATTTTTACTTACTAATGATTACTATATCTGGAAATATTTTAAGTCATGGATGGATTTCATAATACCACCATCGGATGATATAAATGAATTAAAACTTAATTATAAGAATAGTTACTCTACTGATATACAAATACAACAGATGGCATCAGGGGATTTTATACCATCATATTCTATATCATTAAAAAATGCATACCCTATAGCTATAGATTCAGTAGAATTATCTAACACATCCTCTGATTATTTAAGATGTACAGTATCTATGGCATATGATAATTGGGAAGAACAAGACTTATTAGATGCAGCATTAGGAACAGCTGGTAATTTAATAGGAAATATATTTTAATAATAAGTGAAACAGGTGAATTGAATCATGGCATTACCACAAATAGCAGTACCTAAATATAATTTAACAATACCATCAACTCAAGTTGAAGTAGAGTTTAGACCTTATCTAGTAGGTGAAGAAAAGATATTAATGATTGCAGCAGAATCCGAGTCGGAAACTGTTATGATGAAAGCAGTAGTTGATATTATTAAAAGATGTGTTACACAGGATATTAACCCTAAGAAACTAAAGTTATATGATATTGAGTATATCTTTACACAGATGAAAGCAAAGTCCGTGGGTGAGACGAGTGAAGTTGTTATTAAATGTGAGAAATGTCAGGAATCTAATACCATACCATTAAATGTTGATAAAGATGTCTCTGTAACTAATCTTAAAACTAAAAAATCACATTTTAAAATTCAGTTAACTGAAAATGTAGGAATTGTATTAAAGCATCTATCAATGGAAGACTCCTTAGTCGAGGATACAAGTGAGTCCCAGACTAATCAGATATTTAATAAGATTATACAATGTATTGATTATGTATATGAGGGCGATACTGTATATAATATACAAGATGAGGGTATTAAGGAAATGTATTCCTTTATAGAAGGTTTGAATTCTGAGCAGTTTAAACTGTTGTCTAATTTTATTGAAAATATGCCTCGTCTAGAGTTAAATTCTAAGTTTAAATGTTCTAAGTGTGAAAAAATTAATAAAGTTAAGTTAGTGGGTATAGACAATTTTTTCTAATAGCCCTTTCTCATACTAGTTTAACTAATTATTATAAAACTAATTTTACAATGAGTAGACATTACCATTACTCATTGTTTGAATTAGAAAATATGATACCTTGGGAAAGGGAAGTATATGTGGCGCTCTTAATACAGGATATAAAAGAAGAAAATGAAAGAATTAAAAGTCAGAATAGATAAAAGGAATCCTAAAAAATGGCAAGCGAAATAGTAAAATCCCAAGACAGTTTAGGGTTAAGATTAATCAATACTCAGGCAACACTAGGGATGGTAGGCGATGCTTTAAATAACAATAGTAAAAGTCAGGAAAAGTCAACATCTTCGTTAGTAAAAGTTGTATCTTCGTTAGGATCTAATAAAAATAAATACACTCCTATTACTATAGAACTAAGACGTATTGCCTCAACCTTAGGATTTATGTCCGAGAAGCAGTTACCTTTAATAACAGAGTTCTTAGCTAAGAGTTTTGAAGAAAGAATGCGTGCGTATGATCTAGAGGAGAGTGCATTTAAAAGAAAGAAGTCTACGGATAAAGCAGCTGCTCGAATAAGAAAAGAGAATGAAAATGAAACCTCTAACACCCTTGAAGATAACAACGACCCCCAGTCAGATAGAGAAGTTAAATCAGAATTAGGTATATTCGGTAGACTAAAAGCAGGATTGTTAGCTGGCCTTATGATGTTCAAAGGATTAGCAGTAAACGTATTAAAGCTATTTGGTAAAGCTGGTGTGGTCGGTGCTATTGTTCTTCTTGTAAAGGGGTTATATGATAAATTCCAAGCAGGTGAGTTTGACACACAACTGAAAGCTCTTGGGATAAAGTGGGACAGTTTGATGATAACTTTAACACCTATTATAGAAGCTGTTTCTACTATTTTCTCTACTATTGGTGATCACTTAACTACCTTTATTGGAGATGCTTTAATATCAGTTGCTTCTGGTATTATGGATGTTGTAGGAGGTCTTGGTAAACTATTACACGGTGATATAGGTGGTGGTCTTAAACAAATGATTATAGGTGAGGATGGTAAAGGTGGTATTGTTACTATGCTGACTAATGTAGTTCTTGATGCATTCTCTGCTCTTGGTGGTATATTAGACGATCTAGGTATTACAGAAGCTTTTAATACTTGGTTAAAAGGTATTATAAGACCTATGTTACCCGAAAGAGATAGTATAGCAGCATGGGCTGTACCTGAAGCATTATATGAATATGTTGATGCCCCTCCTGCTGTTGTTCAGTCTAAACAAGATAAAGCAATACAGAATGATGCTGAATCACTTATGGAAACACCCACGAAGTCATCAGTTAGAGTGAAGAAGTATCTTGGTGTTACTATGTCCAAACCTCCCCAAGGGGCAGCTGCTATGACTGCTACTACAAATAATGCACAGATTAAACAAGATGCTGAGAACTTAAAAGAACAAAATAAAGCAATACAGGTTAATGCTCCACAAGTTATGACTGATAATTCATCTACACATAATACAACTAATGTATCTACTGCTCCACCAGCAAGAACTTTAGGTAATGGTGATACTAGATTTTTAGGTACAGTTAATTAAAGGATAATATACAATGGAAATATTCAGTAAGTATGATATAGATAATGATGGTAAATTAACTAAATCAGAAGTTGATCGCCGTGAACGTATAATGAATATCGAACTTAAAGAAGAGAAACTTGATTCACAAAAGAAAATGGCATGGATGTCTATGTTTGGTATGATTGCATTCACCGGTATACTGTTTACACCATTAGTATCAGTAGAACGTGTTGATGCATTAGGTGATCTACTTGGTCTATTCTATATGGGTCAAGCCTCTGTTGTTGGTGCTTATATGGGCTTCACGGCCTACATGAATCGATAAGCATAAAAAAGGGGTCAATTAAGACCCCTTCTAATGTACTACAGCAGTACTACAGTACTTTAACCCTCTTGGGCTAACTTAGCAAAGTATGATAATGTATCATCTGTATTGGATGTCTCTACAGGAGCAGGTGCCTCTGTAGGTGTTGAAGCAGGTGCCGCAACCTCATCCAACTCAACCGACTCTGCTGTATTTCTTGGAACAGTAGTTCCTAATACACGTGCCAATTTAGTTTTTAACTCATCATAGGTTTTATATTGTGACTCACCATTAAACTCCTGTAAATTGTATAAAGAGTTATAAACTGCTTCCAACTTAACATCATCACCACCTAAGAATTCTGAAACATCACCAAACTCAGAGCGATCATAATTACGATAACCCTCAACTTTACGAATCTTTAATTTAAAATCAGCACCACCCCAGAAATCAAAAGGATTAACTGGTACATCATCAGGAAACTCAGGCTGCATTGCCTCTGTTAACTTGTCAAAGATCTTCTTACCATATACATACATAAAAGTCTTACCTTCATTAGCAGGATTTGCTGAATCCGATACAACATAGATATTAGACACATAATGAAGACGGCGTTTACGTTGACGGACTAACTCTTTATCAGAATCAACACCAGAGTTCCATAAAACTGTATTCATCTCAGATAAAGGATCTTGCTTACCAATAGATGTAAGCGAACGCTCGATATACCATAAGCCACCAGGTCCTTGGAATCCGTGATCCCAATAACGTACCCAAGGCACATCTTCACCTTCTGCAGCAGGTAAGAAACGAAATACTGCATAACCATTACCTGATTTATCTACAGTAGGTTTCCAGTACTTATCGGCATCCTTATCCCAATCATTATTTTTATTACCAGATACTGACTCAGCTGCTTTAACTAAACCATCAATCTGTGCTTTTCTATTCTTTTTCATTGCTGAAAATGACATATACTTCTCCTTTCGTATTTAAATTATATTACAATGTGTGTCAAATTTTAAAGAAGATAAGACGAACTTCTATTTCTATACTATGTATTATACACTATTTTACTCTAAATGTCAAGTACTAAGTTTTCCATGTGAAATGTACCACCACCACCTTTAAGATTTGGGAATTTAATATGAGCTAATTCAGATGATATAATATCATTAATGATACCTAGATCAGTAGTTTTAAACTGATGCTCATCATACTTAACACGAACCTTAGTTCCTATCCCAACTTTCCATTTCTCAAAAAATTCCCTATATATCTCTATACGCTCTTTCTCTCTTGCTATTCTTTCTTTATCGTTGTACATACCTGGTATATTCATAATAGTCTACTCGAATGTGTTTAAAACCACATCTTTATATTTATTAATATTAGGAATTGGCATTAGATCTGAGTAACGTTTTACTCTATGAGCTAATGTCCTGTATACATTAAAATCCTTATATTCCTTTTCTGACGCTTCAACAAATCCTGTAAGTTTATTTAAGATAACAATAGACTCAAGTGCAGGTGATGTTTCCTTTAAAATAGGAGGTATTCTGATCTTCTTACCATATTTAGATTGAGGACCATCATCTTCACATCTCAACCAAACATCTAGGGAGGCCTCAATCTCAGACAATCTAAACATATCCTCTTTGAATGTATATAGTAATGACTCACGAACCTTATTATGTTTATCATAGTTAATTGAGGTCATATCACCAACCCAATTAATACCTTCTAAGAAGTTATAAGCATAGAACTCTTTAACATTGTTAGTATGGTGCTTAATAGCATAGTTATACTTAAACCTATCTTTACGCTTAATAAAGGCCTTAGGTGTTACCATAGTTTTAAAGTTATACCGAACTGCGTTATAATCAGAGTCAGGATCAAAATGTAACTTGAGAGCCTGATACATTCTAAAGGATTCGTATACGGCTTTAGTTGTAAAGGGTGACTGCTCAGGTTTGTTATAGGCAAAATTAGTATTCATATCGGTAACTTATTACCTGCTGATTGGATTAATCTTAGATTAGAAGCATATGCCTCAAACTTGTACTTTAATGGTTTAGACATATACTTAGATGCATCAGAGGGATCAATATTATTGTTTTCACATATCATTAGAATAGCATCCATTAAATCCCCACCATTCGTAACAACTAATTTCTCTACTTGTTGTGTAAACTTCTTCTGATTAATTTGTTTTGATTTAAGTTCTGCTTCAATTTCAATAGTCATCAGTATACCTTTAAGATAATAGTAGAATCATTTAGTCTACCTGATCCTTTGGTTAATACAGTTTTAGCCATAGATTTAAACTTCTTAATCCATTGCCCTTTACGTGATTTAGAAATATCATTTAATTGATCTTCTGGCTTTCGTAATCGTCTCTGCTCAGTAGAATCAAATCCTTTTAATGAAGTACCCTTTACAGTCATTCCTCCATCTGATGTATAATAACTCAACATTTTAGTAGATGTGTTATACAACCAAACCTCTTTAGCATCAACTAATTTCTCAGGATCAACAGATTTAAGTTTAAGTTCAGGGAAAACCTTAGCATACTTCACTTTCCCAACAACTTTAGATGCAGGTACTACTTTCTTTTTACGAGTAGGTGTTACAGCTACTTTATACTTCTCTAATGAATCAATCATTACATCAAAGAACTTAATAACCTTATTCTTTTGCTGAGTAGTGTATGTAGAGTAACCTTCCTTCATAATAGGAACAGTCTTAGATAGAACATATTCATTACGAACACCGGATGCCCATACAATAATCTCTTGAATATAGGATGCTTTAACCGAAGCATCAGCTAGATACTTCTCTGTATTGAACTTCATCTTAAAATCAGACTCTATAAAGTTCTCAAACGCATCATCTAATCCAGTGATATATTCATTAAGTTTAATAGCAGTTCTTTCTTGAATAGAGATAACTTTCTTATTAATAACAGGTGTCACAACTTTAGTATCTAATCGCTGTACCCAAGTATTCATCCATTCTTTAAGTTTATCATCAGCAAGATCTCTAGCAATAAGACGAGCAACAGCCCCTGCTGTTTGTTGTGATACAGAGGATGTTAATACCTTATCTGATTTAATCTCTTTAAGGTATGAATTAAGGTATTTAACAATAGTCTTAGAATCCGACATAGTGTTATACCAGTTTAATACTCCAATTAACTCAGGTTGTGTATAATTAGCACTTAACTCAGGTTCAATTAAGTCTGTTGCCCATTTAGCTCTTACTTTTGTTTTACTCATAATATAGATTCCTCAATAAACTAACTTATACATACATTATACTATATATAACATCAGATGTCAAGTACTGATTTGATTTTACCACATACTACTTCTTCAGCAGTATAACGAAGTGCTTTAAAGATAATAACATTCTCTGATTTAAAGCTCCTCCATCCCTCAGCATTGATATCCCATACAGATATAGTAGTTTGGTCTTTAATCTCTTTACCTGTGCCCTTAGGTCTATTACCTTCGGGAATAGCACCAAGGTCTGTAGTACAGGTCATAACACGTTCATCACCATTAATCTTAGTAAATGTAACTTCACATAGACCTTGTGACAACTCATATCTCATAGAGTCACGGTGTGTTCTTAATGCAGTTGGTTCCATTTCATTCTCCTTTATCTCTGTATCAAGCCCGAAGTTCCATCGGGGATCATAGATATCAATTGTTTTATATATTTTATCTTGGAGTGGTACACCTTTAGACATTAATGACCTCCAGGACCCATTATATATTCATCAGCAATTTCATCAGCAGTTGTATAAAACATATACTGCATAGAATCATACCGAAGTGTGCCATACTTTTTAATAAAATCTTCTTTAGATAGATCAATAAACTCTTGACCCATCACCTCTTCTTTTGTTGCTGCTTGAACTTTATTCATCTCTACCCTCCTTATAAGCATCCATAATAGAAATTTCTTCAGTTAGTTCATTACGATCATTAGTACCATCAAATGATATATGTGTATCAGCATTAAAATCAGCATAAGCAGAAAGATTATCAATATCTCTTTCTGACATCTCATGCTTTTGTTTACGTTTAAGTGCTGCAGAGGCTTTAAT